TACTTCTTGCTCTGAAGGATTGTATTTGTAAGTCCCGTCTGGTTGCCAACCGAACCCCCCACTATTTGAACTACTATCAAAATCAAAACTATTAGTTGAAGTATCTGGCGTATTTGATTCAAATTCAGATCCGTCTGAAGGAGTATTATCATCATCAAACGGACCATAAAACTCTGGCAGACCCGTCATAGGGTTTATGGTTCCAGACCCACCCCTACGCTTCAGCATTCTTGCTTCTTGCGGGTTGATGTGGGCAAGCATCTTGTCACCCTTTCTCCCCTGCCTTTGAAGCATCATCGCCATTTTACGCATCATTACGGGGTCTATTCTCTTCCCGTTTGAAAACCCTCCAAAGAAATTCATATATCCTTACTTATTTGTATGTAGGTTTTGTCAGAATCTAATTCGTTTCTAAACGTTTTAAGCCAACCTAATCGGCCCCTTATCTCAATTCTTGATGCTCCGTTTTCTTTTGCCCACTTAATCAAATCGGGTTGTATCGATTTTAGTTCTTTTAAGTCTCCACCCGCTAAGAAGATATTAAGTGCTTTAAGTCTGGGGTAGTTAACAAACTCGCAAACTAATGCAGAGTTTTTAAAACTGTAAAGGAAGAAGTAACCGTTTTCTATCCCCCATACGATATCTTCCCATAAGTGCGTCTTTAACTGTTTTAAAATCGGTTCAATAAACTTACGGCTATGCGTAAGGATTTGAGCTTGCTTTTGGTCTGAACTGACTGTCAACGGATACTGAACTTGTGCTTAATGTACCAGAGTTATCAACGGTTAGTTTGAAGTAACTACCGTCTGGTGATTTTAATATTATACTGCCCGTTTCTATAACATTATCGTTTGTTTTCTTTAACCCCTCTTCGTCAGTAGTTTGCAATTCGTCCCTCATCCTACTGATGTATTCGGGGTCATAAGATTCTGGTGGATATGGTAGTTGTATCAACGTTTTCCTACTTGCTTAACGTCCATTTTAACGTTACCGATATCCCAATTCTGATCAAACGGTGACTCCACTTTAAAACTGACTTCTCTTCCCTGCACCCGAATATCGGTATATCCGTCTGACGCAATATCGTATGAATCACTTGTAGTCTCTGCGTCTTCGGGAGTTGCTTGTTGCTTAAACGCAAAACGTAGTCCGTTAGTCCCTGCGTCTGTATCAGTTATCAACTGATTTCCCTGCACCCGTCTCTCTCCTATACCAATCTCAAACGGGCCACTCTCTGCGTATACAAAACCCGTCTCACCCGTTTGGTCTGTTCCTCTGTACAGTTTCCTGTCCCTAAGACACATATCAGACGCAGAAGACGGGGGGCCAATTGAAATGGGTCTTGTAGCCGTAGAAGCATCAGATTCGTGTTCATATAATTTAAAATCGGTTCCTAGTCCCATAGGTCTATCGTAAACGCCAGAGTCAATAAAACTCGTTCTAGGCATCTGCCCGATACTCCACCAATTTTCTGCGTAGTTCCAGATGATGTATCTGTCAATTTCGTCTGACGATTTTGAGCAATAAAACCACCAGATTTCTCCGAATTGCTGATTCGTTGTTGCAAAGATTTTTGACTTTTGTACTAAATTAATATCGTCAAAAACGTAGGATTGAACTTCACACCTTAACGGTTTGACAACTCCGTCATACGTCCAAAACTGCCCGTCTGACATCCACGCAGATATACCTCTAAAACTAACAACGCTTTGCGGGGATATGACCCCGCAAGCATCACCAATTTTTCGTCTGCCAAATATGTAAGGGGGTCCAACGTAATCTAATGCGTGACAATCAACGTCTGTCCACATCAGTATTCGGTCACCAACCTTTAATGCAACTTGTAATTCTCCTGCAGAATCGATTAAAAAACTTCCTGCAGAGTTGGTTGCAGACGCAGACCATACCGTATTGTCCTCTTGATCACTCCACGCAACTTTGCGGGGGTCATTACTTGCCCCAATCGCAACAAGATATCGTTCCTTAGAAACAACAATACCAGAGTTTTGTATAGGTGCGTTAGAAAGTACCGTTGCTTTGGTGCTTGTGGTTAAGTATGAAGGCCGAAACTCATAAATTTTTCCGTCTGATTTGCTTAGTGCAATAAGGTACTCACCCCAAACATCAAAAGACCAAGTGTTTGCTCCTAAAACTAAAGACGTACCAGAACTTAAATCCTCACCAAATCCTCTTGCTTTAGATAGGGTAATAGACTGTCCAGCCGATCCGTCTGCACCCGTTGTAACGAGTGTCCCGTCTACCGTCATAGAATTTGCTGAAACTGCAGTAATACGGTGACTGTTTGAGTATGTTTTATTGTTTGCAGAGTTGGTAAAACCAGACGCTTGTATTAAGTCTGGTGCGGAAAAGTATTCAGTAAAATCAGTTGAAGACGAAACAATTGTTGTTGATGAACCAATTGAAATATCAGTTGCCGTTACCGTTACGTCTACCCCAGATCCATTAAACGGACCAGCACCAAACCCTAATCCTGCTAATGCGGTTGTCCTGCCAGTATTAAAACCACTAGGTGTGGCATCATATGCAGTACCAGAATTTCCTTGGTAAATAAAAAGTTTGGTTGCCGTACCTATTGCTAAAAGTTTGTTTCCAGAGTTATCCCGCCACGCTTTCATAGAACGTCCAGCGTCAGTAATACCAGACGTATTGGTTTGTTCCCATCCTCCAATCGGGCGCAACCGTCCGTTGCGCCAACGGATCATATTGGCATCATACCAACGTCCCTTTGATTGGAGTTTGGTCCCGTTTCTGTAAACTCCTGCGGGTAATTCTAAAGAGACTAAGGGCATAATCCTTCTTCGTACTTCACTTTTCCGTCAATACGTTTTGCCGTCAATACTTGTTTGCGGTTACCACTAATGTTGTAACTGCAATGAATCCAACCAGAATTTGGTCCCTCTTCGGGGTCATAAAACTCTAAAATGAGTTGGTCAAAATCGAGATTGTCTTTAATCCATTCTGCCAACTCTAAATTACTGACACTAAAACACTCAAAGTCACTTGCTTGTCCTTTGCAATGCTGACTTTTATCAGACCCGTTTATTGACGGATGAGAGTTTAATTCTGGTGATCTGTACCCGCTTGAGATTGTTACTATCCCAAACTGCTCTCGAACGGGCTGAAGTATGTTATTTGCCAAAGCGCAAATGTTGATGAGATGCTCCGTTTCGGGCTTGTTGGAGATACCCAAACGGGTAGCACTTTGGCTATTGGTAAACTCCTTTAAACTAAAGTTTTTTGTAATTTTAGCCACGCAAGAAATCCTTAACGTTGTTGAACGAATTGTCCTCCATTTTATCAACGATATTGTTTAAAGTTTCTTGATGTTCTTCTGGAATTAGTTCTTCCACTTGCTCTGCCACTAAGTTCTGAGCCTTTGAAACAACTAACTCTTTTACCATATTAAGCAGGAATGCTTCCAACATTTTCTTTCTTTTCGTCTTTAGGTTGATCTTCAGACGGGACTATATCACCCTCCCCGCCAGCATAATAGAACGTAGCAATTCCACTAATTATGGAAATAAAGCTACCTAGTAAAAGTTGCAAAATTGAGTGGGACGTTGAACTCAACTCTTCTGTCCCTAAACTGATCATAGAGTGGACAACATACGCAAAAAGAACTAAGGTTGCTAATGCGATTAATGCCCTAAAAAAAGCCCGCATTATCTGTATTATTTCGTTTACAGAACGTCTTTCGGGTACGGCTTTGTCACCCTTTATCGTCTTTTTTTCTATAATCTCTTCCATTAGTCCTTTCGATATCTAATAAATTCACGCATAGCTTGCGTATTTTGCTCCAAAGCAATCTTTACTTGAAGAAGTGCGTCTGAACTTGTCTGTACTAAATTAAGTAGTTTTTCGTCTCTTTCTTTATCGATTTCTAAAAAATTTTCTCTCTCTCTGGCAGACTGTTTTGTTAAATAAAGGATGAACCAGAAAGCGCATAATACGGTGAAAAAAGAAACACCGTATTTGTCTAAGACCATAAAAATCTGATCGATCATCGAAGATTCCATAGGCGTTTCTTTCGCTATAGGGTAGTAGTAATAGGCTTCGGCTGGATTCATCAGTTTAGCGGGAATTTACCTTCTGCTTTAAGTGATTCGATTTTTAAACAAGTCACTAAATCTGCGATATGCGGGAGAAGCGTAACGCAATCAATATAATCGTCTAAAGTTCTTGTTACTTCATACCTCCTTTTTGCAGAATCAAAACGGTCAAATTGCTCCTCAATTGATCGTTCTAAGTCCTTATGGGCTTGATTCATCTCATAGTGTTAAAATATTTCATAATCTAAAGTCTGCATAAAAGATGGTTATTTTCGTATAATTGGGGTAACACTTAGTGTTACACTTTTACTTATTTTAGGATACTTTCATAAACTAAAAGATACGTACATTTTATTTTAGGTTTGGTGATCCACTACTCAGGTTTAGTGGGCCAAGTTACGCCAGTTAGTTGTCCGTTTTCATCTAAACTTGGTGTGCTGTTAGAAGGAAGATCACGCAGGGCTTGTCGGTAATCCAGTTGTGCCTGTGTAGGTGTTTGATCTGAACAACACCACCAATC